TATTGACAGTCCGAGCGTTTAAAGACGCTTCGACCAGGTTCTTATTAACAGCACAAAGTTATCTCGACGTTGCTACTCGTTTCAAGATTATCATTCAAGGGTTTAAAGATGTAACAACTCGATTCAAAGTTATCGTTCAGGGTTTTGAAGACATAGCGACTCGTTTCAAGCTGACAGACGTAGAATTCAGAGATGTATTCACTCGTTTCCTCTTAACGGTTAGAGGGTACAAAGATACAGCGACAAGATTCTCGCTGTGGGTCGCTAAGGATATCTCGACCAGATACCTTCTGTCAGCGCAATCTTATCGGGACATCGCCACACGTTTCAAGCTCACTGAAGACGCTTTCAAAGATGCGCTCACAAGGTTCTTGCTGACAGTACAGAACTTCGATGATATTCCGACACGCTTCTTGCTCACTGTAAGTGCGTATAAAGATATTGCCACAAGGTACCTCTTAACAGTTCGAGGGTATAAAGATACTGCTACCCGCTACCTTCTAATCGTACAAGCATTTAAAGACGTTGCGACTCGATATCTGCTTACGGTGCGCGGGTATAAAGATATCACAACACGCTATCTATTATGGGTAAGAGCGTTCAAAGATGTCCCGGCTCGGTTCTTCTTAACAGTACGAGACTACAAGGACATAGCAACCCGATACTTATTATGGGCTCAAGGATTCAAAGGCACTGCTACCCGTTTCCTTCTGACAGTACGGAACTATAAAGACATTGCTACCAGATTCAATCTATGGGTAGCGAAGGACATAGCGACTCGGTTCCGGCTAAAAGCGTCAAGCTTCAAGGACATTACTGCTCGATTCTATCTGAATGTCGTTAAGGACATTGCTACACGGTTCTGGCTGATTGGCCCAAGTGCTGCTGATGTCTCCACCAGGTTCTTCCTGAGATTACCGTTATATGTAAACATCCCACCTAGAATGGCAGTGGATTCTATGGAGTCGGCACGCATGGCAGTAGACAGGATGGAGCCAGCACGCATGACGAGCAAGAAAATGGAGACCTGTCACGATACATGGATATAGGAGAATGATATGACAGTTACCTACGATATAACTAATTCCATAGGTCAAGTACGCCTGATGATAGGCGACACGAATATAGTCCCTATAACCAATGCTATCTTCACAGATGAAGAAATTACGTTCTTCTTGACTCAGTGCGGCGGCGATCTAAACCTGGCGGCAGCGATGGCTTGCCTCGCATGGGCAAATAAGTACCAGGCCAACGCTGACTCAGAGCGTATCGGCGACTACTCCTATTCTCAAAACATTGTCGAGAAACTAAAGGGCATGGCAGCGACGTTTACTGCGGCTTCTACGGGCACACCTTCATGGGATTGGGGCTCGTTTAACTTCACAGGGACAGAGGCCGAAGATGACATTTAACTCACTACTGAATAACACAGCGATGGTCATGCGATTGCAGTTGGGCGCAGCCGATGCCTACGGCCATCCGGTCAGGGTCTGGTTCTTGCACATCAACGGCACACCCTGTCGACAGGTCTACGGCAAAGGGCGTGAGGTGCTTGTGGGAGCTGAGGTGATTATCATTTACGATGAGTTGTTCGTCGGTGATATAGACATTACAACATGGGATAGGGTTATCGTAGACAGCCAGACTTATGACGTTGTATCGGTAGTTGATAGGACAGACTACGGAACGGCGCATCATAAGCAATGCTTCCTTCAGAGAGTGGAATAATGCCTAGAATAACCATCGAATCATATGTAGATGTTAACACAAAGGAAGTCGAGGAGCTGGTAAGCGGCGCTATCCTGAAGGGCTTGAGAGATACGATAGTTGCCATTCATAACGACGTGGTGCAATTATCGCCCTGGAAGACAGCCCACAACCGCAGGTCAATTGCTTCTGAAGTGTCTAGGATGGGTACTGTCATACAAGGTTCTGAAGCTGAACCCGAGAAGGTAGTGGACGATTCTTTGGATGAGGCGGCCTGCTATTCGACAAGTGGGTATGGCGGATATATTGAGGTAGGGACAGCGCCCCATGTTATAACGGTCAAGAATGCCAAAGTCCTCACAGACGGCAAGAACTTCTTCGGCAAGACAGTCAACCATCCTGGCACCAATCCATATCCTTATTTCCGCCCAGCCTTCGATATGCACAAGGATGAGTTAGTAGAGAATATCAAAAAGCACATGGAGGTCAAATGAAGAAAAAGGAAACAGTCATAGAAGAGCAAGTCACCGGAACTCTCACGGAACTAATCGAGCGGCTTATGAAAAAGGAAGTCGCTCCTAACGAGCTCGCTGCCGAGGTCAAGCTGTTTATAAATGACAAGGCGAGCAACCTAAAGGTCACAGGGATGGGTAACATTCAGAGCAACCAAATCAGGATTGCTTCCGCGCAGCTCGATGCTGACAGGAAGGCAATGGAGGAACTGTGAGCCTAATTGATACCAATGCCGTCATTCGGAAGTACCTGACCACAGCATCGGCGGAGACAAATCCATTGATAGCACTTGTGGGTAGCAGGATTTACTGCCCACGCCTGGACATGAACGCCGCGCTTCCGGCTATTTCTTTCTTCACTCGCGGTGGAAAGTCTAATCCTCATATCCCCGACTTGCCGATAGTGAGTGTCCAGTTCGATTGCTGGGCTCTGACTTCAGGTTCAGAGATGGGATCGATTGTGGCGCGGAACGTCTACCGCAAGCTATACGATGCTTTGCAGGGGTTACAGGACACCACCGTGACGATAGGAGCCACGACATATCATATCAAGAGCGCGATAGAAGAGGTATCGGGTCAAGACCTGGTCGATGATGCCATTCCGAATCGCTTTAGAACAATAACCTTTTTCGAGTTCATTTTAAGGTAGGAGGTAAATATGGCTTACACAACTTTAACCGTATTAGATGCCGACATCGACGGCGATGAGTTGATCGCCCTCCAAGTGGGCGCAAACACTCAAGGGACATCCGGCTTTCAGTTCCCCAATGATGGCAAGACATTGCTGTTCGTAATGGATATTCTTGCCACTGGCGCCGGTGATACGCTGACCTTCATTGGAGTAAATGACAAGTATGGCAGGGCAGAGACCACGCTCGCCAGAACAGTCACATCCAAGAAGCAGTTCATTTATGGCCCATTCGACCCTTCGTTGTGGAATGATGCGTCAGGAATGGTTCGCTTTGCTTTCACAACGAAGGCCGCAGGAACAACTCTCATGGCGATACGTTGCGCCAATGCTCAGTAAATTATAGGAGGTAACAAACATGGCTGATATAACAATGTCAGTAAGAGCACTTGCAAAGGCTGGAGTATCTGACTTAGACTCGGATGCTTACTGCGTGGCAGGAAACGCCATAACTGCTGGCGATTTCCTATTCCCGAATGATGGTAAAACGATCCTTATCGTTGACGGCGTGACGGGTGATACGCTCACTTTCACCGCTAGAGCTGATAAATACGGGCGGACAGAGACGTTAGCGGTCACAGTTGCCGTCGGTCAATGGGGGGCTTATGGCCCGTTCTTGCCGGAACTTTGGAACGACTCAGCGGGGAACGTCCACTTTGTACCAACTGCCGCCAATGCCGGCGATAAGTTCCTCGCCGTTCGGGTAGCAAATCCCACTTAGTAGATTAAACAGGAGGTTAAAAACATGGCTAAAAATGTAGCAAACGTATTAGTCGGAGTGGCCTTAATCGAGGTCAAGTACCCGATAGGCGGCTCTTATGTTGAACTCGGATACACTGAGGACGGCTGCCAGATAGAGTCCACCACCGAAGAGGCCGATATTGAAGTCGAGGAAGAGACCCTTCCCGTAGCGTCAGTGATAACGAAAGAGGCGATTACTATTTCCGTCAATGTTGCTGAGGCTTCGCTATTCAATATACACAAGGCTATCCCAGGCTCTAAATGGGCAGGCAGTGTCCTTACAGTCGGAGACGGGCTTATCAAGGAAATGTCTGTCAGAGTCACCGGCAAGAATCCAGCCGGATACAATCGCGTGTTCGAGTGTCCGCTGTGCGTCGCCAATGGCAGTGCTGTGACCATCTCTCATCGCAAAGGTGAGAAGCAAATCGTAGCCTGTAAATTCAAGGTACTCAAGGCGCAGGGCTCAGACCCGTTCAAGATCACTGACGCAACATCATAGTAAATTCAAAAGGAGCGTTATGAGAACAGAAGATCAGATAATAGCACAAGACCCTTTCAAAGCTAAGATAGGCGGGCAGGAATACGATATACCCCTCTTGAAACTAAACAAGTCCCGCCTCTGGAAACAGGAATGGTATGAC